TTCTGACGTCTGCGCTTCAAACGCGCTTGATGCAGGCTCCACGTAATAGACCTTATTGCCCGGTTGAGTCGCCATCGCATAATTAACGCTAATGGCAATATCCTTTGTTTGATCATCCCAGCCCTCCAACACCAGCATTGGTTGGCTGGCAATATGCAGACTATGTATAAGGTCAGCTTGTCGTTGGAAGTGCGCCAGATTTAAATGCGCTATGTCCAACAACGGCGGACGGCTGGTCATCGTATCTTTTTTATCGGCATAAATCGTTACCAACGGAATTTGCCCAAGTGAAAAATCACCCGACTCAACCAACTCGTACTCCGTTGTAGCGTCGGATTGATCGAATGAAGCGGGGTATGGAAATGGCCCTTGCATTTCCTGTTTTTTCTGTTCCTGTCTAAAGACGCGATAGCGACCTGACTCAATGACACGGACTTGGTCATAAACTTTTTCTCCGAACTCTCCATCGGCTACAACGGCTTTCTCGCCAATACGAACTTGCGTAAGACTGCCATAATTTGCCTCTCGGTCTAAACGCCAGCCATAAACATTAGTTGGATCTACTTCAATCCAATATGGCCTACGATTTAAATCACGCTCTTCTGCCAAACTTCTTGCATTTGATGGAGCGGGAAAATCAACAAGAATATGTGAATGACCATAGGTCAAAGCACAAGTGACCAATCGACGTGCATACTCATCCAAATCAGAACCGCAACCGTCAACATCCTTGTTAAAAACTTCGGTCCAGTACGGCGCACCAGTCACACTAATAGGCTTACGCAGAATAAGCCCTGCTGCTGCTCGGATTAAACGCTGCGTATAAGGCGTAAATACAGCACGGTTTACACGCGCCAAGTAAGCCGTATAGTCCTCACGAGGCTCTAACGGTAAAAATGTCTCGCTATTTTCTCGAAGATATTCCGTTCCGGAAACCACTGCTTTCATAATCTCCCAGCCTTTCATCTGGTCGATTACTGCTCGCGTACGGACAAATGGGCTGTCAACACTCCCCATATAGGAGCTGCTAACCAAACTTGTCCTGACGAGCCCTGGAACGGAGTAAGTCATGTCACCACTTTACTTTGTCAGCCCAATATGCGGCACTGGTTTTGCCCTTAGCAATGTTTTTTGCATGCCGCTTCTTGAAAGCAGCTCGCTTATCCTTCATTGCTTGGCTTTCACCTGCCTTTGGCTTGCCTGCTGTTTTTGCACCCTGTTGACCAAAACGTATTAAACGATCTTTGCCGTTCTCTTTGATTACAACAGCATGAGATTTACCGCTGGAATGACCAGCAGTACGAATTGGTTTGTTGTAACCGTCGAAAACGTGCCCGCCTCGTTTAATTTTGGCCATTATTTCTTACCTTTACCCTTTGGTTTACGCTTTTTCGCTGTTTTAGCAGCATCTTTGAAGTTTTTTGCGGTTGGTGCGCCAGGATCTCCTGCCTTACGCATCTTTTCACCCGAACCCGCCTTGATGCGTTTTTTCTTTGCCGCAATGTTTGCGTAAAGTCCGCGTTTTTTAGGTGCCATAATTAAAAATGCGTTGGGTAGAGTCTAGTTCTTACATTTTCTTGGTGCCTTTCTTTACACCCTTCTTTTTCTTCTTGGGCGGGCGGCCTTTTTGCGTGCCGTAGGTTCCAGGGCCTTTGGGCATAGCGGACAGATGACGGGCTGTCTCTAGTTTAGCTGTTCTTGGATGCGTATTCCAACGTTACTAGGCGTCTGCTGCCTTCGGGGGAGTCCCAGCGAGAAAATTTTACGGTGATGGATGGGTCTAATGTTTCTTCTGAGGATTGCAGTGTTTTCCAGCGGTTGCCGCAGTCACGGCATATACGGTCACGTACTGAGTCGCCTTCTTGGGATGTGTATTTACCGAGCACGCGGCTGTCGGTTGATTCGCATTTAGGGCAAAGTGGCGCATTTAGTGGACGAAACATCCTTAATACAGGCGGTATGTCGTAGTTCCCATGGCTTCGGGTTTAGCCAAGTTGAACTGTTGAAGCACAAGGTAGCCGAAGGCATCGAATGCGTGATCGACTCCAAGGTTTTTGTTAGGTAAGCCCGTTCCAGGGGCGTAGGTCAGGGTGCGGAGGGATTTGATGAGTTCTTTGCAGCGGGGGTGGATGTAGGTGCGGCGGGTACCGGTTGCGTCGAGGAGGGCGGTGTTGACAGCGGTGATTTTGTCGCGGATTTTCCAGGGGGCTTTGGGGGATTGGACGGAGAAGCCGCTGCGGCGGAGGATTGTGTGGTCGGTGACGCCGACGCCGCTGGTTTTGCGGGCGCCGCCGGTGGGGTCGGGGCAGGCGAATACGCGGCGATCTACGCCGTAGCGGCGGGTTACTTCTTCGGCGAAGTCCCAGGTGGTGGCGCCGCCTCGCATCATTATTTCGTCGAAGACGTAGAGGGTGTCGTCTTTTTTCACGGCGCAGATGCCGCTCATTGGATCGACGTTGAAGTCCACGCCCAGCAGTAAGGGCAGGACAGATATGTCGTGGGCTTCGGTGGAGATGTTGGTGTCGTCAAAACTTACGGCTACTAGGCCGCTTAAATTTTCAAAAGATGCTTCAAATTCTTGGCGAAAGGTGCGGGCGTCTAGTTGGGCGCGGGCTGCTTCTATTTCGTGAGCTGGGACGTTGCCGCCTTGAATTGTTGTGTAGCACCAGCGGATCCAATCGCCGGTTTTGTCCTCTTCGCAGAAACACCACAGGTCGTAGAACCAGCTGGCCGTTCCATCCGGGGTAGATATGAATAATGCCCAGCCTTGTTTGTCGGCGAGAGCGGGGCGAATGACCTCGAACCAGACTTCGGCATCCATAAATGCGGCTTCGTCGAGTACAACTCCGGCGAGAGATCGGCCGCGAAGAGCCATGGCGTTTTCGGTGCCTTTTAGTTCAATTGTGGAATCGTTTATTAGGTCTAGGCGGAGGTCGGTTTCGTTTTTGGAGCGGATGTACGACTTGGGAATTACTTTTTTGAGGGTTTTCCAGGCGATGTCTTTCGCCATTCGGTAGGTGGGGGCGCAGTAAAAGAACGTTTCACCGGGGCGTTCCAGGGCTTTGGTGAATAGTTCGATGCAGGAAAGGTAAGATTTTCCGAAGCGGCGGCCTGCAACGAGGACGCGGAATCTATTTTTGGCGCTAAATACTTCGCCTTGGGCGGGACGAAGACTTATATCGAGCGTTTGTGGCGCCAATTAGTGGTTTACTCGGGTTTTTCGATCTTAACGTGGATTTCAGGTAATGTGCTACTTTCTTCGGGCTGGTCGCAGCCGACCATACGTGCCAGGGAATCGAGGACGTTGGCAGCGGTTTGCATTTGGCCTCGTTTTACGGCGGAGTTGTAGAGGCGGGAGCGCATCGAGAAGATGCGGGATGCCATGTCTGCGCGTTCGCGCTCAAAATCTTCACGGTTTAGTGCTTGAACTGCTTTCCAATCGCGGAATGCAGTGGCACGGCCCACCTGTTCTTTTGATGCGTGGTCGAGAACTAGCTGGAGAGCAGGTAATCCTTCTAATTGGCGGCGGTAAAGCCGCATAATTCGGGCTTCTTGGATGTCCTTTGGGTTTTTCGGACCACCGAATCGTTTTACTTCTGTGGGTTCAGTGGTGTTTTCGTCCATAACAAAAGGCACGACCTTTCTCGACACAATAGCAACTTATAAAGACATACATCAGGTGCTTTTTTACAATGGTGAGTGTAGTACATAAGCGTGTTGTTTTTGACCCCTGCCCCCGGTAGCACAGTAGAAAGGTTTAGCCGTAATTATTTAAGTTCCCCGGCCTAGCATATAACAGTGTAGCATTTGCTACACCACCCCCTCTAGTATGCTACATTGTATCATTTGATAGTTGCCTGAGTCTGGCTACTGTAGTATATTTAAAGAGTGGAAGGGGGAGCACTACCTGCACCCGCCACACACACACACACACAACGCAAATAGGTCGAACCGGTCAGCCTCCGCGCGCCGCAAGCTTCCTATTGGCTACATACTACCTCGCCTGTGCCGGCGCGTGAAGTAGGCACAATGTAATCCATTTTATCACTCAGATGAAAAGTTCAACTGTTCAGACTTTCGCTGGTCTTGCTGCCTGCGCCGTGGATCTGTACTCCAGTTCATACAGCGACGACAGCAGAATCACCATCCGTGATACCAACACCGGCGACAAGCTGGAAATCGAGGGTTTGACTAACGCTGTGCTACGAGGCGCAGTGATTAGTTACATACACACGCTCGGGTATCGCAAGGAAGACGAAGCCGGAAAGAAATTCCTTCGGGAATTATCAGAACAGGTAGCAAAAGCTCTGGAGACCGAAACAGCATGAGACACACCGTCAACCGCTACTACGGCATCCAACTCGGCTGGGCCCCATTTGTGGGGTCTGGTCGTCCCAGGGTTAAAGCTGACGCGGAGAGACTCGCTGCCTACTGGCGGCGAATCGATCCGCTACACTGCTACAAAGTGGTGAGCCTCAGCCCTGAGCTGCCCGCCTTCCTTTGATCACACGTCCCAGGGGTCACACCCTGGGCCATTCTCCTTTCTTCAAACCATGAGAAAACCTAGCCTTGACTGCGACGCAGCTCGCGAACTTGAACTGTATGCGACGAATGTTGAGTGCTGGTACAAACCAGTAATTCAGAATTTAAGCAAGCACTACAAGCGCGGGAACTTTAGTTTGGAGCTAGCGATCCACTCGATTGAACGGTACTGCTTAACCCCTGCGGCTAAGCAATACAATCGCGAGCACGGAAGCATGACTTCAAAATGGAATGAAATGTTCCCGAAGTTTGTTCGGTTATATGTAGCCGAGCAGATAGCACTTCAATGGGCTGCTGAATTTAAATTAGGAAACTTTTGGGACTGATGCCATTAACACCACAAGAAAAGATCGCTTTATGTACTGCTGATCTAGAACGCTGTGACTACTTTCTAAAAACATTTTGGAATGAAGACACCAGGCGGGAAGTTCAGGCACGCAGAAAAGCGCTGCTAAAGATCTGCGAACAAGAAGCAGAATCAATCGGGATGGAATTTATCTATCCCGACGAACCAGTCCATCCCCGTTATGCCAACCTATGACGTACCACCAATTCAGCAACGACCTGGGGGAGCCTTACGGCTCCTTCGAGGTTTTCTACGACATCAAATCTTTGACCCTGACAGGTAAAGAAGTCGATCCAGGGTGGTATTGGTGGGCATGCTTTCCCGGCTGTATGCCGGACGGCGATCCATCAGGACCGTTCCAGACAGAGCAAGAAGCTATCAACGATGCCCTCGCTTGACGGGGGCTTTTTATTGTGCTACTGTTATAGATGAACGGGCATCGTCAGGCAGTTGGTGGCCTTACTACCAACCTCCCGCCTTGATGCGGTGTAGACCGAATTGCTGGTGGCGTATAAGCCCCGTTCCACCAAAATACTTGACAAAGCGAATCAATACAGTGCTACAGTGAAGAAGTAACAACTAGCCACCTATGAGCGACATCATCTTGATTGAGGACGTCGAGGTCCTGCCGTCAACTGACCAATCCTGCCCGAGCCAGGTAGAGCTTCGGATCGTCGCCATCATCAGCGACATGGTTCAAACCAGTCCTGCCGTCGTTTTCCCGGCTGACATAGCCGAGCCAGCACAATTCGGACCAGCCAGAGCCGTCACCACCGTGACTGTTGATTTGGAAAATTTCTACCTTGCGTGGGAGGTGTTGGAGCAGTGAAGCGAACCACTCAACAAGTAACGGACCAGCAAGCGTTAGCAAAGCGTTTGCTGGATATGGGGCTGAAAAAAGCCGATGTTGCGGCCACGCTCCAGCGAAAACACAATGTGAGCAGAGCCACCGCTTATCGCGATGTCGATACTGCGGATATTGAGCGGGAATCGGAAGATCCAGCTATTGAAGCTCAGCCACTGCCTGAAATTGATTTTGGTGATCGGGATGCGCTGATGCGGATGACACGCCAGTTGCTTATTGATGCGTTCCAGGCAGGCAATGTTCAGGATTACGCCCGCTTAGTACGGGAGTACGAAAGGCTCGCCCGCATGGGTGGGTTGTCTCAAACACACTGAGATTTTGTCTCATGGATTATTTTTCCAACCGATTGACCCGTCCCAGCTCTTTTGACAAACGCTGGGGACCAGTGACACGTTCCACCCGAGCCGGTGCTTCGGGTCGTTTAATTAAGTGCTCTAAATGTGGTGGAGAGCATCGCGTTTACCACTTTTCGTGGTCAGCGCTCCAGTGCTGTAGCTGCAACACAATGGTTGATAAGCGAGATTGGAGTCGTCAGGTATGAAGCTCAATAACTTCACGCTCCACGAGCTTCACATGCTTGCAGACTCCCTGTATTGGGAGTTTGCGGTGTTTGAGAAGCAGGGCTGGGCTGATTCAGCACGTGCCAGGAAAATGGCGCAACTGCAAAACAAAATCCACGATTACATCGCCACCCAAAAACAATGACAGACAAAAAGTTCTACTACTTCAAAGAATGCGGGATGACGGTGTGGTTAACGTCCCAGCAATACTTATCCCTGAAACAACGATTTTTAGATCTTGCTGAGATGGGTAGTCCTGTAGCTGCTGCGAGGTTGCATGGATTCGGTCCAGCTCCTCAAGCGTAGGGCCAGCACATAGCTTGATCAGCTAGCCATATGTCCTCATCGTTGACGTCGATAGGGCGGGCTACTACATAAGCGGTGAAGATCTGTTTTAATCGTTCCAGAGGCATCCCCAAGCCCTGAGCCTGGACAGCCACG